ATTGAGTTCACGGAGAACCCGGCGGGCGGGCCATGGGTCGCTGTCTTCCGAATGAATTGCGAATCCGACACGCAGTTTACAAACAACAACACCGGGGGCAGCGCGCATGGCTTCAGCCCTGGCGTTGCCCCGTTGTTTGCGCCCTTGATCGGCGCGGGCGGTAACGCACAAACCCCCATGGACACCTATGCGGCCTGCCAATCGGGAGGCAAAGGAACATCTAACTCTCTCGGCTGGCAAATGGTCTTGAAGAATGTGCAAGATTGTTGCAAACCGTCACAATTGAAAATGATACAAAATCGTGCTGCATCAAGTTCCGAGCAGACCGCCCGCAATAATGGTAAACCCTATAGCGTCTCGGGAAAAATCGATAGAAATTACAATTACAATTATCGCCAATACTTGAAGAAGCGATGCATGATCGCTGATTATGATAACAGGAGTGGTGCTCGGCAAAAAAAAGCTGTGGATCCAGATAAACCGCAATCAGTGTTCGGATTGCAAGCACCGTGTTGCTCTGATTGTTCAGGATCGCAGGATGCACCCAATGCCTTTAATCTTCATTATAAAAGAAGCAATTGGGGATTTAGAAAACAAGGAGCCGTGGACAATGGTTTATACATTGCGACCAAGAAAATATATGCCAATCCTTGTTGTGCTGGGGTTCTAGAAACATCGAAAGAATATAAACCTGGGTCCGTTACCCCAGAGCCCCCTAATCCACCTAATCCAGCTAATCCCCCTAATCCACAGGACCAGAACCAACTAAAGAAGGAAGAAGTCGAAGTGCCAAGACCACCTGTATTAGCCAAAGAGCCAGGGAAGGTTGTTGAAAACGGAAGGACGGTGAAAAAATAATTAAAAATATATATATTTAATTTTAATTATTTAGAGTCCGGGGTATGGGTCTTTGGGATATCCACCTCCGTCGCCACCACCAGGGACAAGATCTTTGTCGATTTTAATAGGTTTAATGGGCTTAATAGGAATAACTGGGATTTTGGGAATCTTAGGGGGTTTAATGGGAATAATTTTAGGGCGGCGGCGTCGGGGGCGACGTGGGCGTGGCGGTCTACGAGGAGGGAAGCGAGGACCCCCTCCAATAAAGACAGGCGTTGGTATATATTCTGGCTGCCGGTCCAATACAATGACTTGACTTTCTTGGGACCCTTGAAAACTCATTGCAATAATAATTAAAATAGCTTATACATTTTATAGAGAAATTAAATAATGAATTAGTATAAATGCCCCAACGTAAGTTTTCCTTAATCAATGCACGAAATATACAGACAACTCCCAATGTTGCTTTTAGGGAAGGGCGAATCCAGTCAAATCCCGGGATTTATCCCAATCCCCTCATAGGTTGGCGCAAACAAATAGAGGGGCGCGACTGCTCCTCCAATGTTCGTTGGTATCAAGTATTTAAAAATAACTGTTGCCAGCCCCCCATTCGGCGCATTCAAAATAGAAATGGTATAATGTCACGGAGAGATGTCAGTGGTGGCGCATATAATTATACAACCCAAGGATACCTACAAAGCCGCTGCAGAACTTATAATCAAAACGCTTTTAATTTTGACATTAGCTACAATAATACCAGGGATCCGCTTTTACGCCCTCTTTGTTGTTCGGATTGTTCGTCATCCACGATCATTATTCATAATAATTCGACTTATAAACGCAGCAATCCACAGTTTAGCAGGCAAGGTGCTGTTTCATCACGCGCACGCTTGAATCGCTTAAAATACAATACCATTGTATCCACTATGCCTGCTGATAAAATATATTGGGGTGGACAAACCGAGAATAAAACGGTTTGGGATACGAAGACCAAAAATAAATGTTTTTGTGGTCCTACACGCTTTGCTCCTTGTCGCGGGCAGAACCAACCCTGTGGCAATTAAAAATTGATTTACTTTTAACTTACTATGAGAAGAGCATTAAAAAATGGAGACTCGTTCCCAAAAGCTTTTCAAAGACCGAAAAATGACTCTTGACTTTGAAACGTTGATCAAGAAAAAAATGCCTTTGTCGGAGGTTTTTAAGAGAGCCTTTACGTATGGCTTGTTCTCATTGGACCCTGATACATATACGCATCAAGCCTGCAAGATTCTGGCGGAAAATAAGGACATTTTGATGTTGCACGTTCATTGGGATTTCAAAGAAATCTTTCCTTTATTAAAGAAACCTACGGAACTGAATGATTTATATGAGATTATGGAATGTGGTTCCTACACGAAGGGGATGCGCTTTGTGTCGGACTTTCTGCATCTCACACTTGCCGAGGCTATGGAGGAAGGTAAATTTATTTATGTGGTATTGAGCATTGAGAATTATGAATTAGATCAGTTTGATGATGGCAATAAGTATGGACATCACTGTACAGCCCTGCTATTTTATCCTAAGAGTCATAATGAATATGATTGCTTCTATATAAATTCGCATGGCGAGAGAATGATGGAGACGAAGGATTTTGACGATCGTTATACGCGTCGGCGATATACCCGTCATTCTTTCGAGGAACCCATTGACGTGGTGTGTATCAAGAGTTATCTGAACTTTCTTCGTAAAACTTTTGTGGAGTTGGAGAATAGGGTTCAAATAGCTTATGATGGCAGTAAATATCACAATTACTATGGTCCAAATCTTCAAGGCGGCGATGATCATGGTGTTTGTTTTGCTTTCCCACTTATTATTTGGTTTTATATCAGTAATTTTTACGATCGGAGACGTATCCGCGCGGATGGAGAAGGCAAGGAACATACTATTCGCCCTATGAAAGATTACCTTGAAGGGCGCGATCTTATTTCATTGGTAAATGCTTGCTTCCTTGTATTTCATAAAAAATACGAGGAAATGGTATGGAATGAGGAGAAGATAGGGCGAAAAAAACAGATTTATTTGATGAATAAGGAGGAAAATACATATAGTAAGGTTCACAAATATACAAAGTTATCCTATGATGAGATCATGTTCAATAGAAGCGTGGATGCCATTATCGAAAAAAGTTGTGTAACGTTTGTGAAGAGAATCGCTTTGGGTATAGTGCTTATGTTAACGCATCCAGTGGTTAAAAATACTATTTATTGTTAATATTCCCGAGAAAAATATTGCGTGGACAAATATTCTTGTTATAGGGGATATTATTTTTAATGCACCATTGTATACACTTTTGTATATTGGAATTTTTTCCTTGTAGTATATAATCTCGGTGAAAATTATTTCTTTCAATAAGAGTCATTGTTTTTATTATATTTTCCATTTGTTGTTGTCCAAAAATAGCATTATATTCTGCTAATTGATTTATATAATAATACTGTATTGGTATATTAATGATGCTTTCTATATGATAGGTGCTCCAATCTAATCTATTCAATACATGTGATACAGCTAATAATTTACGTGATATTTCCGTAGTATCCCTCCATTTAAAAAACTTACATACAATATATTTTTCTGAATTAGCAGCACGACTTGTGTTTGGTTTTATCATATATACTCGTTCGTAAAAACAAGATAATAGATAAATAAGTTCAAGAGTGGGTTGAAGAAAAATATCAAACACTTTTAAAATAAAATGCCCTTTGTATTTTTGCATAGTCAAGGCAAACATTATTTGTGAAAAAATAAGTCGAAATGCCATATTTTCTTGTTTGTCAAAGGCGATGGAAAAGTCAAATCCTCCATCGGCTGTGATGATGTCCATTGAATTTTGATGTGTTTGCATACATTTTTTAAGATTCTCTGGTTTATATAGATTTCCGGTCCCATCCGCCCCCTTTTCTATATAAACATTTTTGTTATTCTGTAAGAATATTTCTGCTTTTTTCCATCCCGGAACTTTATTATTATGACCATCAATCAGCGTCATTCCATGATATTTGTCTGCAGCATTTTGACGTAAGTGTGCAAGTGCTTCTATAAATCCACCAGGACCTTCTGCGAGATGGAAGCTCTGTAATGGATTAGTGGAAAAATTATTAAAAAGTCGAAAAATATTACATAATTCTATCATTTTAAAAAAAGATCTGGAAATAGGTTTTATTTTACTGATGGCACTTTTGGTATGTGGCATATTGGTATGAATATATTCATATGGATTTGTAAGTTTTTTTACATCATCCCAGTCAGCGATATAATATTGAATTTCTTGTTTTACCATATTCAGGTAGGACGATAGACTTTTATTGGTGAAGGGGGTATTTTCTTTCGAAATAAATTTTAATTTTATATTAGATGGATTAATAGTATGATATATCCGTGGTAATTGATAATAACTCATAATATTAATTATTCGATTGTGTTTATATTTATTCGTCTATTTAATTTTGTAATACGTTTCCTTCCCGTTTTTTGTTTACCAAGATCTACTGATTCTTCTTGGGTTCCGCTTGCGGAAGTCATGACACGTAATACCTTATTGGCGTCGACATGTCTTATTTTTTTAAATACGAAAAACCGATTATAAAAGGATACCTGTTTTTCTTGAGGGGTCATATTTTCGGCAGTCCCGACATCAACTTTTTTAAAGAAGCCCTGTGCAATTTGCTGTTCCATTGCCGAAAATAACTCATTGAATAAACCCGTTGCACTTGGCAATCCCATTTTTTGTGCTTCCTCACGCGTTTCCAATTGGAAACCATAATTTTCAAGAAGTGAATTCAAATAGGTAAAGTTAACCAAATATTCCTTGAATACTTTATTAATAGATTCTTGATATACATTGATGGCATATCCCACGCTGGTTTCATTGTCTTCAAATTGCGCACTTGTATATTTTTTGGTAATTTCCCACATCTTTTTTTCGTCACGAAAGGCGACGAGTGATTCCCCATCTTCTTTATTTTCAAGGGCGGCAAATACGGTTGCGCCATCGTAACAGGTACCGATAAAGTGTCCCCCAACTTGGCAGTTTTCACTAATATTCCGTAGTATATTTTGAAGAGTAGATTGATTTTCGAAAAAGTAATGAAGTGCAAATTGACAGGAGACAATATTGAAACCATCTTTTCCTACTCCATATTGTTTGTATACAGCGCTACCTAACTTCCCCTCATCTTTGGGTCCTTTTCCGAAAATAGCTGAAAGGATTTGTTTGCCGTGCGAATTTGCGGCAGCTTCTCCATTGCGTAAATTTAAAGAGCTATTTCCTTCTATGAAGAGCGCGGCAGGCATTGTATTGAAGCGTTTTTTATAATTAAGATATCTGGCGCAGGCGCCATCTTTGCGATTTTCAATATTATCGCGCGATATATCAATGCCGAAAACGAATCGTAAATGTGACGCAATCCACTTGGACATATCACCAGCTTTCCCAACAGCCAGATCAATAAGGGTTTCGCCGGGATTTGCCACTCCTTCAATAATGCGACGCTTGACATATAGATTATGAAAATCTCGCATACTTCGGGTGATTGTCCCACCCGCCCGTTTATAATAAACATCATCTTCACCGAGGGCATCTGGGATATCTTGTCCTGTTTCTAACATTTGGCTTGTAATAGGATAATGAATTGAATGCCACACACTTTCAGCAACGTGATAGGCATTTCCATAATTTTTAAGTCCGCGGCGTAATTCATTTGTTTTATCATGTCGAACGCGAATAGGAATCCATTTCCAGTATTTTTCTTTCGTTCTGTCATATCTAAATTCAACAATAGTATTATCTTCAAAGACTTCCCTTTGATTTTCAGTCAGCATATACTTACTACCATAATTATCAAGTTTTATAAGAACATTGGCGACAGAAGCATCTGGGTCGCTTGGCGTGGTTGGGTAAAAGGGCATAGGTTTGTAAGTATTTCTGTCATAGGATCGTCTGCTTGGATATTTTTCTTCTATCATATCTTGACAAGGATTGAGATACCCATGTTTCTTTGCATCGTAACCTACTCTTAGGGTGAGTTGTTTGAATTGTGGAATTTGACGAGTTGCAGCCATATTTTCCCCACTTTCAAAAATATTTCCTATATAATCTTGTCCATCCGGCGTCTTAACTGTAGAAACTAAGAAATCCACTGTATTGAATTCAGGCGGCTTCCATTTAAGAGAGTATCGCCACGTTATCTTTCTTGAAGGCGGTGTTTTCCCGAGGGTATCAGACCCTACACTTTTATCAATCGGTGTAAAAATTAGACCATCCGTTTCATAATTGAAAATACCATCTTTGACATTGTCCAAAATTTTTTTACACGAATTAAATATGCCATCGCCAACTGATTTGTAAAATGTTTTAGCTTTTACAGAAAGCGCCGGCTTATCCTTACCTGTAATAGAAACGATGTCTATTGCTTCAAGGACAGCGTTTACAGCACTGAGACGCGTTTTTGGATATTTAAGTGTTTGTGTGGCAATAAAGGGCAGCGACCGCAAATCTGCAGCAGCGCGAAAATAAATATCAAATACAAGAAATAAATTAATAAATTTACCAAATTTATCGTGAAGAACATGTTCACCATCAAGCAGCGTGTTATAAAGTTGTGCATTTTGGCATTTGCAGCCCGTAAACTGTACTTGCATATTGGTATTCAGTAGATAAATTTTGCCTTTTGGTGCAATATAAAGTAATTTTCTAAGCCCATCTGCCTTTTCTGTCACAGTATATGGATTTCTTATATTGGCAGCTTTTGATTCTGGATTAATCGGTACAATATTGGACATTTCTAAAGAGATAGAGGATGGACCAATAAAATCGCTGGGGCTTGCTTCTTTTTTGTGACTTTTATCAATTAATCTCAAATATGATTGAGTAACCTTTTTTTGTTCAGAAGTTCCAATTGGGAAGTTGGTTTCTTGTATGGCGCCAAGGACAAATAAAACTACTCTTTTCATTTTTGCAATCAATGCATCAATAGCATTATTTGTAGCTTTCAAAACCTCGGGAGAATCCATTTCGATTTCAATCTCATAATTTTCTGGATTGGTAAAAACACCTGCTTCTTGGATATTATATGCGGGAATGAACTGTCCATGATGTGAATTAGAATTTTTGACAATGCTGCAATCTACTTTCATTGGAAAGTCTTTATGTCTGAAGGTAAATCGTTTTATAAAGCGGAAATTTTTTTTAGACCGTGTCCATTTTCTAAGAATAGAATTGACAATACCGCTATTTTTCTTCAATGGATTCTCCTCTTTTAGATCAACGCGAAAATGAAAATCATCATAATTTACTGGGGAGATTCTTTCTCCATCAAGAATTTTGGGACGTTTTTGGTAAAAGTTGGTATATGGCGGCGGGTTATCTAAGGCAAAACTGTTTTTTTTGCAATATGTTTTAATATTGCTTAGTGATGATATTTCTGTTCTAATGTTGGACATGCGAACTGTTCCACTTTTTCTATCCATAAATTCATTTTGTATTCGCAACAAATAAATGCCTGTGGGGCGCTGTATTGTGAATCCTTTACTTTTTAACATTTGTATAACATTATCGAAGCCTATGCGGGAAATTTTTTCATATTTTCGCGTGAAAAATTTCACTTCAAGTTCATTCGTTCCCTCTGCTTCAAGATATATTTGAAAAATTTTTTGTAAAGGGTTAGGCGGCATTGAATATATACTAAATTAATATAAAAAATCTTTATTCAATTTTGATTGTATTAATTTATATATATCTTGTTTGTTGCAGATGCGATTATTTTTGTATATATCTATATTTATTTGTTTGCAAATTTTTTTGAGATCTCCGACTTTATATGCAGAACATCCACGGAGCGGTTTGTTAAGATTATGAATTTCCCACATCTTATTAAGTTTCTGTTGCATTTCTGGTAAACTTCCATTATATAGTCCATACTGTCCTTTATTTTTGATAATATAGAAGGGCGGCGTTGCTGTAGCTGGATGAACATATACATAATAATAGTCTTCTTTAATAAGAGTAACATTTATATTATGCAATGCACAAAGGCAAATAAATGAGATTGGTGACAATATTTTGTTGTTGAGCAAATCATCTTCTATCAATCTTCGCCTCCATTTATTTTTCTTTAATAGTTCCTTACTGCTTCGCAACATTTCTATATGTGATATTTTGCATTCTTTTTCAATAGAAAACGAATTTCTTCCGACGAGGTAAAATGCATCCCACCCTTTGATCATAATATAAAAACACCAAAAAAGAGTATCTTTATATTTTGGAATGAAGACGTCAGTGGATTCTTTCTTTGCTTGTTTATGTACACATTTGGATTCTGACATAGATTTGTTTATATTATCCTTAAAATTGTCCAAATAGCCATGAGTAAACATATGGGGTCGGAGTTGCTGAAGAATGTTCGTCATTTCTACATACTATAACTATAATCTTTATTATCTTTGAAAAAAGATAATTTATATTGTTCTTTTTGTTGCTCTACTACATCTAATTGTGATTGTTGTGTAGAAACATAATGTAAATATTTATCAATCTTTTTAATTATGGTATTATCTAATTCATTCATATTAATAAAAATTCCATTTCTGTTCTCGGTATAGTTTACCTTGTGTGTTTTTAATATCCTAAAAATTTCTATTTGATGAAATTGATCTAATGCTTGTATCTTGTCACGCAAGGCAATTATCTTTTTCATTAAAAAATGTAATCTATATCTTTTAAGTCTTCTTTGCGCCAATACCTTTAGGTTCTATAAGTGTTGCTATAACAGAAATATATTTATCATTTAATTCGAAGCGTTGTCCAATCACGCGGATATTAATAATATCTCCTTCTTTTTGCGTTGAGAAATATTTACTTTGGTGGTGATGATCCCGTGCAATGAATATTACAAGAGGTGAATGTTTGCTATTTATTTCTGCTCTAATGCCTGCCTTTGTGACATTACGAACAATGCAGGATAATTTTGTGCCTTCTACTGGATGGCAAACTTGGCATTCATATGATACATCGAAAATAACATCATTTCCTTTAATTATTCCCGAGGAATAAGTTAATATAGAGATGGAGTTTGGTTTAATATAACCTTCATTATTGCATTTTCCTTCTAATTCGCCACTTAATTTACTTAATAAGATTGAGTCAATATTATTGCCAATAACATTGTATGACAGCTTAATTTTTTTGGATAAGAGCATTTTCATATACAATTTTCTCCGTGGTTTTTTCGATTTCTCTTTTTTGAACATGGTATATAGATATATGTAGAAAATCTATATATATTTATTTTTCAATTTTGTTATATTGTGCAGCAAATGAAGATAAAAACCATGTATTTATATTATCTTGCGTATTAAAATAACGCAGGATGAATTCTTCAATATTGCATAATTTATCGCGTGAAAACCCTCTTCGCACCAAAATTTCATTTTCATTTTGATTATCATCTACAGTGAACAGAATATTTCTCATTGGAACAATGGGACTTTTTTTCATTAATGCATTTAATAAATTTAGTGTTTTTGTCTTCTGTTGGGTTGCGCATTGAAATCCCTTCATATTTCGCCTGGATACTTGTTCTTTGTTCATTATTTTAAATTTAATATTTTTTGTCTTGTCGATACCCATAAATCCAAAGATTGTATTTAAATGGGGTGCATTATATATTTTTTTAATTTCAGCGAAGGATACAATTTTGGCTAAATCATGATGGGCAACTTCGCCCCATTCTTTTTTTTTTAGAATGAAGAATGCCTTATCCATTCTGTTTTCCCCTGCATTATATTTAATAAATGGAATTATATTGCCCTTGGAAGCTTTTATCATAAAGTTTTCTTGTATAACTCTTTTCATTCTGCGGTCGAATCGAGCAAGGGGCTCTAAAGCCCATAGATCATTCAAAATAACTAATTTATGTTCGAAAGAGAGGGCATCGAATAGATGTTCACAGATAAAATCTAATAAAGTTTGTTGGTTGATATTGAATGGTGGGGATTTAAGAATGTCCAGAACCGAGTAAAGTGACGACGCCCAATTATTATCGCAACGTTCATCACTTGTAGCACACCTATATAATCTCTGAAGTGTATTTTTGATATCCACGGTGGGGCGCACCTTCCTTTCTTGGGTATTTTTTAAAATTAGTTTATCTCTTTTATAGGCAAGCGGTCTGCTTCGTTCGTAATAAGAAATTTTCTCATTATCGATATTGAGTGGTTGAAACATATAATAGTCGCCCATGTTTACCATGTGCCCTAATCTCCCAAACATATCTGTCACATATTGATTTTTGTCATTAATTAATTGTGATAATGCAGCATCGATTTGCATAAGAGGATAGGGTTTATTGGCGCGAATACGATAAATTAAGTCTTCCTTCGAATATACATATTGTTCTTTCATAAGATTAGAAATACGACGTATTATCTTGTCTATATTCATCACAATAAAAGTTTCATTGTAGGTATCATCATTAATATTATCGTTAGTTATTTTCTTAAAGGGGGTACATTTATACGAACATTTTTCCATATAATCACAAAGAGACGAATAAGGTTTACTTTCAATATTAAAGGATGATCTGGATTTTTTTGATGCAAATATTTGATTGACTTTCTTATCAATTGAGATATTATTATATGACGCATTGAGTATACAGTCTACCGCATTTTTTTTAAGAATTCTGCTAATCTGTCCAATACCGATCGCTTTTGTTTCTGCTTTGCGGTACATGTATAAGTCGGCTGCTTCTTCTTTATTTAGCTTATTAATCATTGTCCCATATAGATAAAGTTCGACATTACGGTCAACATAAGGCAACTCTTTATGACTGCAATTACGAACCGCCCTTCCTATTACTTGTTCAGTTCTATTAAGATTATACCAAGGCTCCAGAATATGGACCTGTCGAATATTTTTAAAATCAAGTCCTTCGGCTCCTGCTTTTGTAATAATCACAATTTTGACTATTTCACCATTAATATTTGCTGCATCTGTGATAGCTTTCATTTCTATTTTATTTTTATTAGGGGATAAATTTATATCTCCTGTGATCATTGCATACTTAGCAGGTATGAATGGGTTCCCTGATTCTTGGGGGGACATGGTGTCAAAAGATACAGCGGGGTGTGGAGGTTTTGCAAAGAGAGAAGGTCGTCCGAATCGAGTGATTCCTATTTCTTCTAATGCAAGAGCTATGGGAATGCACCCTGCATCTAAGTATTGTGAGTATATTAAAATAATTCCCTTTGATTTTTGAATTGTTTTGATAAAGCTTGCAATTTTTGCACTATATTTGTGTATTTTATCCTGTGAAAATATCTGCCCATATTTCTTTAATGGTTTACTTTTATAACTGAAATTTTGTTTTTTTTTGTTATATTTCATAATCCTATTTAACCCCTTCTTTCCATATAATTCTGTTTCATTTTTGATGGGTAACTCGTAAGGGTATATCATATTTAATGATTGGATGGCATTTCCTATAGCTTCATAACCAAGTCCTGCTTTAACTGATTGTTTGGCGGGAAGTTTTTCCTTTATTTTTTCCACGATAGAATTATAACCTACAGCCTGATAAGGATCCAGTTGTACCATATATAAATCCAGATGTTGTATAGGATTAAGTATACTAATATTATTTATTTGTTTTGTAGGATAAAACCTCCCACGCGCTGTTTTCTTCGTCCGCTCTACTAATACATGCAGAGAGTTTCCCTTTTTAAATGTTTTTGGCCATATTCGATAAGGAAATGTATAGGGATTTTGCCCGCGTAAATAAGATATATATCCTATGGCTTTAGAAATCAGCATTTCTGTGTTAACTGTCCCATTTTTGTTGAATATATCTGATATTTGGACAGGTGGTCTGTTGTCATTAATATTCATAATATTCAACAACCATACGATTTCTTCGCGATTATTATACATTGGTGTAGCAGAAAGAAAAAGGAGTTTTAGATTGATAGTATTTTTAACAAGTTTTAATAAGTTAATAGCTACTCTTTTTTGTGGATTATCTGCTGAATGTCGTATATTGTGAACTTCATCAATAACAATTAATGAATCAGAAAATCTTTTTTTAATTAATTTTGCTTGTTTATCTTCGTCTTTGACCAGCTTTAATATTCCGTCAATTAAGTTTGTGAATTCGGTATAACCTATAAATTTATATGAAGACCTAATAATTTTATTTACTTCCCGAATAACAAGGTCCCGTGATAAATTTTTCATATTCATCGGGTTTATTTCCTTTAAATAGGAGTTACCAGTACACGCTTGTAAATTCCATATGCCATTTATTTTTTTAAGTTTTCGGTGATCAAATAATTGTGTTTTAAAATTTTCTTTTACATTAGGCGAAGCTATAACCCATATTTTTTTCATATTATTTGTTTGCTTTTGATATTCTCTTTGTGTTTCGCAAACGGAAATAGCGGAACATGTTTTACCCGTTCCGAGTCCATGATATAGTAGTAAACTATTATAGGGTGTTTGTGAAGAAAGAAAATTGCGAACAAAAAGTTGGTGCGGCATTAATTCAAATTCTTTTTCATGACAAAGAAAATTTCCATATTCGCGCACGTTATGGATGTCTTCTTGAGGGTAGCGTGTATCCCAAAATTGCCGTTGTTCGCTTATTTTGATATTAAAATCTTTACTACCCACAAGTGGATATAAAAAATCATATTTTTCTTTAATAATATTTTCACTATCGGTATTTTTGTCCATATTAATATACTATGAGATTAATCTATATTTATCTAATGTATTATTTATTTTGTTAATGAGGTCTTTCTTTTCTAAATGATAAGGTCGTATAAATGATAAACATTTGTCTAAACTTAGCCATTTTACTTGACTTACCTCGCTTTTTTGAAAGTCGTGTGCTGCTACTGCCCCATCATTGAGCATACCTATAAAATATTTGGATTTATAAGATTTAAAGTTGGATCCTGTGTATATTTCTTCGAATGGTATCATATTTTGAATAATATCAATATCGCGTTTACTGTACCCAGTTTCCTCTTCAAACTCGCGCAAGGCGCAATTAAGATCGTTTTCCTGATAATTTCGACGTCCTTTGGGAAATTCCCATTCGGGAACTTCCCATTGAGTGGTGCTTTTTTCTATTAACATCTTAAGATTATATTTCTCTCCATTTTTGAGTTCATGTCCTTTGGTTATCGCATTGAATTTATCTTTAGATAAACCTTCTTCTCCACGATATTGCATACCAATAAATTCGCCCCATAGCCCCTGCCATAATGTTTTAAAATCGTTTTTAATGATACTTTCTTTTTCATCGTTTGTCATTTCATTGATGAGATTACTGAGATGTAAGGGTGAATATATTTTATATTTTCCTCTCATAAAATCAACGAATCCTAAGCTATTTTTTCTGCATATCATGAGATATTCTCTTTTTCCTTTATGTATTCTAAAAATTATAAGTCCAATACTTGTAATAGGTCTTTTACATTGATGATATAAATGTCCTTGTTTTCCACAATTATTGCAAAAACTGTATTTTGCCATATTTATGTAAAAATGAAATAGTTTTTATATTCTTTGCTATATAATGAATCCAGAAGTTTGGGGTCCTCCTTTTTGGTTTACTTTGCATACTATGTCAATGACATATCCTGTTCATCCAAATACTGTTACAAAAAAGAAATATTATGAGTTTATTACTAATCTACCGATTTTTATCCCCAATGCCGATATAGGCAATCATTTTGCAAAATTATTAGACGAATATCCAGTAGAGCCTTATCTAAGTTCACGAATGTCTTTTATTAAGTGGATACATTTTATCCATAATAAAATTAATGTATCTTTAGGTAAGCCTGATATGCCTTTTTACAAATTTTTAGAATGGTATCATAAACAGTATATTCCAAAGGACATTATTGATAAAGAAAAAACACAATGGAATAAAAGGTATATAGAAATAAGTATCATTGTGATCTTAATATTATTGGTATGCTACTGCTGGAAAAAATAAATATGGTATATAGGTATATGAAATTAGAATTATTAATTTTTGGTATTACAGGATTTTTAATCATGAATACTTATTATGATGGTAAATATACAAAAATGTTAATGTTAGGTCAGAAGTATTTTAAGATGGCAATGTTTGGATTTATTGGCGTCTCCATTTATTTATTTATAAAAAAAAATCCCAAACAATCAAAATCATTACTTGGACATGCAAACGATATTATTCGTTATATGCCGATAGATCGGAATACAGCAGATATGGTCGCCCCATTCTTTGATTTTACTTCGGTGCAACAAAAATTATCAGAAGAAATTGTTCCTCCACAAACAAAGCGTATGATGCGGTCAGGTCTGAAGCCTAACTCGCGCTCTGTGAGTGAAACGAAGAAAAAATATGTTGCATCTAACCAAAGTTGGAAATGTGCACATTGCAACAGTCAACTTGCAGCGAGTTTTCAGGTAGATCATATCATACGTTTGGCTGATGGCGGGACAAATCATATTGATAATTTAGAAGCTCTTTGCTGTAATTGTCACGGAAAAAAAACCATGATTGAAAATATGAAATAATAATCTATAGAGAGATTAATATGGATGAATGGACGTCCTTTGATCCTTTTAGTACAACTCTGACTGCAATATATTTTATAGTTTTTTTTATTCTTTTTCCATGCCTCCTGTATATTAAATTTAATGGAGCAACTAATTTTATTCAATTGGTTATAAATGGTATCAAAGATGTGTATCATTATATTGAATTATTGCTCTTGCCCATTTTTAGATTTTTGAATCCATACCCTTTTCAATCTATGATGTTACAGTTTTTCTTTTGTTATTTGATATTCTTTGCAATTTTTATTACACATCCCTTTCCTATTCTTAAACGATACGCGAATACAGTAGATACAGTATTATATAGTTTTTTAGGGTTTTTCCTTCTTATGCTCTTTATACAATTTGTCGTCCCCTTTTCCTCAGAAAAAGGGGGGAAGTCCCATCAACCAGCTGGATTTAAACCAAATAAATTACATCTTCGTCGCAATATACCTATGTATCTTGGTCTCTTGATGTGCATTACTATTATTATTCTTTTAGCAGTTGCAATAGCATATTTGGGGGCTCACAGTCCTGATGCAAGTTGGATGATTATGACAGCAGCTGTTGTTGTTATGTGTATTGGCATTTTGGTTGTATTGTCTACATTCCTTTCGCAATTTACTGGAATTAATGTCCCGTCACCCATGGACATATTCCACTACTTTTTCTCAAAGCAGATGTTTAAAGATGCTCTCGCCTACATAGAATATAGCATCAAGACAACCCCACCAGCTGTTTATGTATTATTAGCATTTGAAATAAGTTATTTGGTTGCTTATGTTTTGCTACCCATTCTTGGAAATGCTATTTATTTAAAGAGTCCTGGTAATAAAGATTACAAATGGCTTTTGAAAAAAAATATACGATCATTACATTCAAACATTTTATCACAAAAGGAATATTTAAATTCATTAAAAGGTGGCATTGATATCGATTGGACAAAAGTGGAAGGTGTAAGTGATTTGGATTTGAAGTCTATGTTATATGACGCAGGTTATACAGCTGCTACGGAACCCGCTGCTTCTGTATTTGTGAGGCAAAGTCAAGCCAAAGTTCTTGCCGTAATGCAAGAAATTCAAGATCTTAAAGATAGACAACAAGGTTATAAAGACGAGGAAAAGCAAAATAAAGATTACTCTTCGAAGCAGTTACTAAGAGAACCTATATACACCGATAAAGAGGTTAAATTAGGATCTTTTGAGGATTTGAAAGTTGGCGATGATTATAATTATCAATACACACTTTCTGCGTGGGTTTTTGTACATAATCAGGCTCCGAATTTTCGCTATAGTGCAGAGAAATTCACATCCTTATTGAATTATGGTGATAAACCTAATATTTTATATAATATTAAAACGCAAACTTTACGTTTTGTTGTAAAAACAAATGATGAGGAAAAAGTAGTTTTTGAAACAAAGGGTTTTCCTTTGCAACGGTGGAACAACATCGTCATCAATTATGATCATGGTACTTTAGACATTTTTATAAATGCCAAATTAGTGGCTTCAATACCATCAATTATTCCTGATATGAAATTCGATGTGGCTGTTTCTGGCGAAAAAGATGGTATTAGCGGTGGCATTTGCAATGTGGTGTATTTTTCTGGGAATCTTTCGATGGATCGTATACAATTATATTATAAATTACTAAGTTCACAACGATATCCCGTTTTTGGATCACCTGTCAATGAATATTTAAAAAAACCATTGAACGATCTATCTAATTTATATCATGAACATAGGACGGCAGCAATTATTTTAGGAGTAATGAGTTGTGTAATTATTCCCGTGGTTGTTTGGCATAAATCAAGATAAGAAAATCATGTATTTTAATTTAAATTCATGATTCTTTAGAAATATTCTCATACTATGATATATAATGAACATTATCGGCAAACTTATTATAGCCATAGTCATTTTGGTCATCTTGTATACTTTATACCAGTGGTACTTTTCGGGCAGTGGGTCTACGACTATTATAACAGGTCCTATGGCGGGTGAAAACCCGACCCAGAAGAATTTGGGGGATCGTGTAGCTAATATAGGATCTGCGCATTACAGTTATTCTGTGTGGATTTATGTCAAAGACTGGAGTTATAGATTTGGCGAGCCCAAGATTCTCTTCTCTCGCAAGGATGGTGTCGGGCAGGTTGGACCTCAGGTGGTACTGGGTGGCGATCAAAATACTGTCACGGCGATGGTATCCCAGCAGGGCGGACCCGGTGTCCCAGCCTTCACAGAGTGCCAAGTTACTCAAGTGCCTATTCAAACTTGGGTTAATATTATTGTTGTATTGAACCAGCAAGCTTTAGATATATATATCGATGGTAAATTGACGCGTACTTGCGTATTGCAGGGAACGCCAAGCTTGGATAGAGACGCGGGCTTGTGGGTCTGCCCGGGCGTGGGTCAATCTAACAACCGCGGCTTCGATGGATATCTCTCAAGTTTTAGGGCATTCCCCTATCCGTTAAATCCTCGCCAAGCATACGAAATATATCGCGAGGGACACGAAGGTGTCAGCGTCAGTCTGTTCAATAAATACAGACTCAAATTGGCATTCTTAAAGGGCAATCACGAAATGGGAAGTTTTGAAATCTAATTTCTTCCTTATAGTATATATATATGAATAGAATCAAAAACGTTTTTTCCAATTTGGGTAAAGGGGGTAACAGAATCTTTAGCAAATTCGGTGGGCGCGCCGCATATGGCTCGACGCAGAATTTTTTTAAATCAAATACTTTGATCGCAAAAGTCGCCTTTTTATTGTTAATGGTTATCTTTTTCCTCATCGTGGTAAGAATGGGGACGGCGGCGATGGTGTGGGCGGCGAAGCCACCAGCAGATCCTTCATTCTGGATATCGGGTAATTGCAACGTAGGGTCCGCCGGCTGTAATTATTCACGCTATCAACCAAATGCAAATATCGGAAATTCATGGGTACAGGGATCTTGTCCGGTAAATAAATGCCAAAAGAGCAGTTGTCAGACGGTTTTGCGTTCAAAGAATGGGAGATATGGCATCGAATTTAGTTGGTCTATCTGGCTGTGGATTGATAAAATTGGAAATGTGGCACAGCAATCCAGCGCGGCGCAGAGACAACACATATTTAGCAAAGGGAGCGCTACTGTGAGTAAAGATGTTGGTCCTGCGGACGGCGCGGGACCGGGCGATTACACTGGAATGATGACCCCAAATAATGCTCCGGGGCTCTATTTGGATACACAAAAAAATACGCTCTGGGTGGTTATGAATACGTTCGATAATATTGATGAAGAGATTCCAATAAATGATATTCCTATGCAGAAATGGATAAATGTTATTATTCGTAATGAAGGGAGAATTTTAGATGTATACATCAATGGAACTATTGCGGTTAGACACAAATTATCCAGTGTCCCAAAACAAAATTATGGAGACGTTCACGCGTCGAAGAATGGAGGGTTCAACGGGCGTTGGTCTCTTCTTCGTTATCACGACCACGCTTTAAATACTACAGAAATTATGAATATTGTAGGCGCTGGTCCTGATCTCCGCACATGCACAAGCACTCCGGTCGTGCCACCATACCTCTCCATGCAGTGGTATTTCGATAATCCTAACGATGTCGGAAACGCGGTTATTTATCAGGGGGCGCTCGCAAATTCGATGGGCGCAAGCTCCCAAAATTTTACGGGTGGGCTCACCGGCGGGACGAGATAATGAAGCTGTCCTTATAAGATAATAATTCAAATATTAAATTATTATCTAAGACGAATAAAGTATTGGCGATGAAGATCTCTGACGGTCGTATGTAGGCATACTCTCTCCGCGACCACCGTATTTGGCATTTCTGTCTTGTTGCGCAATGTACTGTGACATTGATTTTGTTTTTGATCCATAGCGATTGTAATAGTCATCCCTATCTCTATATGTTCCATTGTAATTTCTATCTCTATATGTTCCATTGTAATTTCTATTGTAACTTTTATCACCTGCCCCTCTCATATCATAATAACGTGTAAAATCGAATTGATCGCCATTATATCCGCTCTTGGAGCTGCCATTGTATCCGCTCTGGGAGCTGCCATTGTATCCGCTCTGGGAGCTTCCATTATATCCGCTCTGGGAGCTGCCATTGTATCCGCTCTGGGAGCTTCCATTATATCCGCTCCGGGAGCTGCCATTGTATCCGCTCTGGGAGCTGCCATTGTATCCGCTCTGGGAGCTGCCATTGTATCCGCTCCGGGAGCTGCCATTGTATCCGCTCTGGGAGCTGCCATTGTATCCGCTCTGGGAACCTTGTTGGTAGTAATGATCATTGAAATAGGGTTCTGGATTATAAAGTTGATATCTACCGTTTTTATAATAATACCATCCTGAACTTCTGCTCGTGCCTGGTCGCAGTCCCGGATATTCACAGACTTCTTTCATTGGAAATACTTGCCCTGACATGCAGGATTTTCTATCTTTGACATAGATGCAGCTTCGATAGCCTCTGTCTGTGCCTACATAGCAGTATCCTTTTTGTGGGGGCTTTTGAATTGCACTTCTGGTTGAAGAGTCAGGCATTACAGGTTGAGCTGCATTGACAGGCGGACGTGGGGCATTAATCGGTTCAGCTAAAGTGGAGGTTCGTTCGGCTGTGGGTGGCGCGGGAGTCGGTGAGGGCGATAATTTAGCTTCAACTTTTTTAACAGTATCACCAATTCCCACCGCAGCTATAGATTTTACTACACCTCGTTTAATAAAACTCCCAGCTTTTTCCGTAAAAGAAAATAATCCTCCCCCCTTCCGTTTTAAATATTGATAAATATATTTCCCAAAAACAGCCAACAATATCACTAATATAATTAATTTAACAATTTTGGACATACCCATTCTATATAAAAAAGAACATATTTTATTTTGATTTATGAGTTTCTTGTAATAATATTTGATAATTTGTCCATTGTTTCTAATTTTTTAATAGTTTTCTCTAAATTTTTTTCACTATCGCTAACATTGTTAAATAGATAAGAGGTGTTAGGCGCCTCTTCATTCTTCTTTACTTGCTTATAAATTATGTTTATCTTTGATTTTACTTTTTCAATAATAGAATTATTTGAATACAAAGGAATATCGAGATTTATATTTTCAGTGATCAAAGAGACAGCAAAGTATAGAATATATTTTCTTTTATTTTTTGCCGAGGTAGTATATTTAATACAAAATAGATCTAATAATGCTAATAAAATATTTTTAATCTGTTGTGACCTTTTTTCACCTATTGTTCCCAGAAGCTCCCAAACCATCCAGATGACCTCCATTTGAAATTTTGGGGCGACGGGGATTGCACTCCTTCTCTCTGCCAGACATTTTGATTTTTTCCTTATACACATTTTGTCGAATTCTAATATCCATTCTATCCAAAAACAAGATTTTATCGTTTCTTGACTTTTTAATAAATGGTAGGCTAATTCATTTATAGCAATATACAACTCTTGTGGATCTTTGGGGCGAAAGATTAACTGTGCATATTGGGCACTATCTGCTTTCAATGTTTGCGTCAGTTGGGTAATATCAAAGTACTCTTTGTCTATTTTTATAGAGTCAAAGCTATTGCTTTTTCGCGATTGGGCTATGATTGTTGTCATTTCTGCAAAGAGCATTCGAATTTTGTTATTATTTCTCATACGCAGTTCCTGTCCAGCATATCCATTCGCCATTATCGTTTTAAATGCTTCAAAGCGCATTTTCATATACAATGGGAGTTTCGGATTGCTTAAATGAATGTTATAACTCATAAAATACAATAGTATATTCCATATATCAAGATAGTGTCCTGCACAAATAAACTCTGCACCCCAATAACACGCAGGTTCTATTTTTCCATTAAATAATGCCTTTAGTAATTCTTTTTTAGCATCACTTTTTTTAAATTTCGAGAAGGTGATGCCCAAAAATTTCTTTTTATTCCGTACGTCATTTATTTCATTTTCATTCATTATATTAAATTTTTACAAAAAAAATACCATTAATACATATAAGAATGTCTGTCTATAAAAATATTATGAAATTTTATGCAAAATCAAGTATTTGGACCAAATTACTATTGTGGGTTTTCGTTATTTTTATTATTGCGGGATTAATGAGAAAGTATACACCAGTTCGAGAAGGATTTATTCAAAAGGAAGCTTTTATTTTGAAGGAGGGACCAGATGTATTTGATGACTTTTATGCTTCCATCTATGATGATCTTGTATTTAGCAACGTTAAGAATGATTTTGAAATAGGGGAAATTATTAATACTACAAAGGCATCTTCTGCCAGCCGTCTCTTAGATATCGGAACTGGGGCAGGGCACCATGTGGATTTATTTACCAAAAAAGGGATTGATGCCACGGGTCTCGATATCTCTCCCGCAATGATTGAGAGAGCGCAGAAATTATATCCTAATTCACAATTTATGCTCGGAGATGTTTTAGACTTCATGTTATTTCCTGAGCAGTCCTTCACTCATCTAACAGCTCTTTATTTTACAATTTATTATATTAAAGATAAATTACGATTCTTTGAGAATTGCTTTGATTGGTTAATGCCCGGGGGGTATTTGGTGCTTCATTTGGTAAATCGTGATCAGTTTGATCCTATTGTGGAGGCAGCTGATCCATTATTTATGGTTTCGCCGCAAAAATTTTCTAAGAAAAGAATAACAAATTCTTTAGTTAAGTTTAAAGATTTCCAATATAAAGCTGATTTCACTCTTGAAGATGGGCAGAATCTTGGTATTTTTACTGAAACCTTTAAAGATGATAATTCCAAGAATGTTCGACAAAACATTCATAAACTTTATATGGAACCCCAAAAACACATTCTTGGACTTGCAAAAGATACAGGATTTATTTTATTGGGGAAAATAGATATGATAACAGTTCAATATGAATACCAATATATATATATACTCGAAAAACCACAATAACGAAAATTATCTGTATTTAATTCTTGTTAACATCTAATATGATGAAATTATATATCCTATTAGGTGTTATTATTTTGTATGTGTTGTTTATTCTCTATTGTAAAATATTCTACAGATTTTGGTCGACACAACCAGTATTTCATTTTCATAATTTATATTATTGGATTTTTCCACCCGGTATCATTCAACATTCTCTGCCCCCTTTGACCAAATTTTATGATCACAATGTAACATTTAATTTTTGGACAGCTATTTCTGATGAAACAAAGGACAAATTTTATAATCTGAATAAAAAATATTATTTACAGGATAAAACGATATCCTATAAACCAACACGTGAATCTATTTTAAGTTATTTTGAACATCACAATGATCCCTGTTTTATAGCGCTTTTATATAAGGAAGACCCACTTTATCACTATTCTAAAAAAACGATTATTCCAAGGCAAACTTGTATTGCTTCTTTGACAAGCCGCCCCCTTACCATTTATTTGCACGATAATCCCTTAAAGGTGAATTACGTAGATTATCTCTGTGTTCACAAAAAACACCGCAAAAAAGGAGTGGCTCCCAAAATGATTTACAGTTATTACTATCAGTCGCGACGTAATAATGATATCGTTGCCTATCTATTCAAAAGAGAGGGGGTGGGAACCTTCATTACCCCTATGACGGTTTATAGTACATATGGCTTCACCTTGAGTATCCCAAAAAATAATCCTTCCATTATTAAACCTCTTTTAATAAATAGTGGCAATTTTCAATTGTTTTACCATTATCTTCAAAATATTAAAACTGATTATCCATGTTTTGTTAGACCTGCCTTCTCCAATTTAAAGTATTTAATGGAAAAAAAATTAATATATATCTTTCTCTTGAGAGACAAATATACATCTATTGGGTGTTATGTATTTAGAAATCCTTTTACTTACTATGAAGATAAAGGGGCGAGTATTGATTTAATTGCATCCCATTGTTCTAATGAGGATCACATAGATACTTTCATTCAAGGGTTTTACAATTGTCTTTCACAAATTGATTATTCCTATGAATACTTAATTATAGAAAACATATCCATGAATGGTCTGATTATAAAAGATATTCGCCAAACAAGAAAATATATTTTTAAAAGTCATACTTCTTATTATCTTTATAACTTTGGATACCGCCCTTTTAGATCAAAAGATGTTTTTTTACTTTCCTAATGGTGCTATCATATGATAAACGGTATTATCATAACAACCACTTATAAAAAACTTTTTTAATAGGGAAATATTGGTGTGTACTTTTCGCCGTGCTATGATTTTCCCTAATGCACGCGCACCTTCATCCTCTATTTTATTATTTACTAAATTTATTTTTTGCAATGTGTTATTTTTTTCCAACATGGCACTTAGGGTTTGTGCCCCCTTGTTGCCTATATTATTTCCTTCAAGATTTAATGATATTAGATGGTTGTTTTTTTCTAAAATTTCAGCTAAAACTTTAACTTTAGAAAAGCCTATATTCTTATAAGAGAGATCCAGTTCTGTCAAGTGGGGACAATTGGCTGCTAAACGGGAAAGTATATCCTCCATATAGCTTATATATGTAATAATTTCTATTATATTATCTTGTATATTTTGCTGCTCTCGCAAAAGAATCAACAACGAAAATTACAAATATGCCTAAAAACAAATATAAAATAAGTTCCTCGGCAACATTTCCTGTTTTATCTTCTTGTTGTTCTTCGAGAAGATGAATCATATAATTTAATTTTTCCAATAACATATTCTTGTTATTTCCAGATATTTGCGAGCTATTTTCTACATTTGTATAGTAGGGGACATACTGACGATAATATTCCTCGGCATTTGTTGTATCCGGCAATTGCCCAAAACTTTCTATTGAACTATCTGTTTGATCGGTTGTATCAGTTTTTTTTGTTAAAGGTAACGACTTCTGAGGATGGGCCGGATATTGAGGGGCAGTGCTTTTAAAATCTGCCATATTGTTATTATCCATTGATTGGAGGAAATTTTGCACTTTTTTTGTTGGTCTCTTTTTATATGTTTTATTTTTTCTGATATTTTTGGGTGCTTCGTTATTATAATCTGAATATTGTAAAGGTAATGACATTCTCTTATAAAAAAATAATATTATTTTTTGTGAAATGGGCGGAAAAATATTCTATTATATATATAAAATGAAATTTCCTATTGATTTAGTGTTAATATCGCTTTTGATTGTGCTTATGTATTATCAACCAGATATCCTCGCATCTCTTACTACATCCGTTTTAGGAAGAATGATTGCAGTATGTTTAGTTGCGCATATAGCTCTTGCGTATGGTAGAAATGCTGGATTATTAGCCGCCTTAATATTTATATTATTGTTACACAACAAACGGGAAGGGTTCGCTACTCCTAAATCTTCCACTAAATCTTCCAAGAAAAAAAAGGGCAACGGCAAGGTCAAGCACGTGGAGAAACTTACAAATGCACCATCTCCATCACCAGCACCATCGCCAGCACCATCGCCAGCGCCAGCCCCAGCGCCAGCCCCAGCACCAGCACCAGCGCCATCTCCAGCGCCATCTCCAGCGCCATCTCCAGCGCCAGCAAGTAAGGATAAACCTCAACACCCTTTGGCAAAATTTACAAATCCTAAGACGGGCGGACTGTCTATACCCAGTAAAGCGGCGGTAAAAGAAAGAATTCAAAACATTATCAGTCAGAAACCCAAGAAGAAGGTTGTACCAATTACCCAAACAAATAGAACAGATATCGGAAATAAGTTGCGGTTGGACCCTCACATTAATTCGCAGGCGGCGAAGGGAGAGAATGGGGGCGTGGGCTTAATGAAGCGTATTAAAAGGTAATTATAATTTTTTTTTCAGTATATAATATAATGAACCAAAATTGTGTGTTTATTATATTGATTATTCTATTATTAGCATTAACTCATACATTGTCCGCAACAACAACCGAAACATTCACACCTACTATTAAAAGTGGAATTAACAGAAATAAACGGCGTTGTCGATACATACTACGTGACGGATTTACACAAATGAAATCATTTTTTTCGTAAAAAATTTTTATTTTGCTATTATAAGTATGTTAAATATACTACAATGGTTTATTGAAAATATATACAGCTTAAATAATAGTAAATTCTTCTCAGGATTGATAATGCTACTCATGAATATAGGGTCAAAATACATTACTATAGAATTAAGCAAAACCCAATCACAATATTTAAGCGGATCGATTGCACGGCAATTATTAATATTTTGTATTTCGTGGATGGGAACGAGAGATATTTTCAAGGCATTAGCGTTAACAGCATTCTTTAATATTTTAACAAACCACTTATTTAATGAGAACAGTGACTATTGTATTGTACCCCATCAATATCGATCTTTCCAGAGGGCGGTTGATACCGACGGAGATGGCATAGTTAGTGATGAAGAAGTACAAAATGCAAGAAAGATTTTAGAGAAGGCAAGACAGCAAGATTTAAGGCGAACTTTTTTGCAGGGGGATTGGAATAATTAGTCATCTTGTTCACCATCAATACCTTCAATCAACCGTTCTAGCTCACTAATTCTTTCTTCAAGGGTTTTCATTTCCAGTTCTTTTTGCGTTTCCGCCGTTGCATTTGTATACCAATAGTAGAGCCAAGCTATACTATTGTAACTGATTTTCCCTAAAGAATAAAGTATATCTATGGCTTCTGTTATCAAAAAAACAATCATCTATACTAATTGTTTTTTTTTAATAAATTATGAAAGATTTAAGCTTATTGTATTGCGTTCAGACCTTGGTTTGCGCTTCGATCGTTGAGGAACACCAACGCTTTGCTTAATTTCTTCCAGATCTTTCAAACTGATGGTTGATTTTTTATCACTATCGGACTTAGATTCTTGGATATTTATTTTCTTCGTCTTCAATCCGGCGAGAATATCATTTATATTTTCAGGACCCTTCATTTCTGGGCGTTTGGTACGGGCGCTTTTATCCGCACGCACACTCGCAAAATTACTTTCCATATTAACAGCATCATTAAATTGCGGAGATCCACGACTCATTCCAATATCAGGGCGATTCGGTGGTCCACGTCTACCACGTTGGTGTTGCGACCGCTGTGGTTGGTGCATAGACATGGGAGGTCCGCCCCCCATCATACCCATGAAGTTTCCAAATCCTGGATTATCTTGCCTCATAGAATTAGCCGCAGCTTGTGTGAATTGTTGCATTAATTCTGGATTTTGGCGCATAATATCATCCATGCCGGGCAAAGAAGACTTGAACATGGTATTTGTCATATGTAACATAGCTGCACTTCCCCCCAGCATAAATAATAGTTTTAATTCTGGAGCAATCTTTGCTTTCCCCGAATATTTTTCATGCAACTCCCCAAAAACGTCATCGTAATCATCTATATTTTCATTAACAGCTTCTGCCCAACCATCTAATTTTACATCAAAGGGGTCGAATTTTGAATTCATAAACTCAATAGCTGAGACAGCAGCCATCAGCATTTTCCCTTGAAATTTAACACTGCTTTTCTTCTCTGATTCTGACTTTATCATTTCGTATTCCCCCTTCATTTCATCGAGAGAGCATTCCATTGAGTATTTTCTTGTCAATTTAACACCCTTCTTTTCTAAAGCTTCAAGTTTACGTAAATAAATAATTTTTTCCCGAAGTACTTCTTCACGTGTAAGAGTAGGTTTTGATGGGGGAGCAATGGCTGGATCGACTGGAATTTCGTTGATTTTCTTAAATCCGTCCCACGATTCCGTTTTCTTTTTATTAGCTTCCGCCGTTGACGCCCCAATATTTGGTTGTGTGTTCCCACCTATAGTTGGTGGAGCGACTGGTTTACCTTTATTATTTTGCTCTGAAATATTTAAACTAATAGAGGGGGGCGGAGGTTGTGAGAGCATCTTCGCTCGCGTTTCGCTTAATTTAGGACCTGCCAATTGGCTGCTTAATTTCGCATCGATTGATGATAGGTCTTCCATGATGATATTGCGTTTAGGCGTCCCTCCTTGTCTTTTTTGATTCATCAACATTTCAACACCCGGACCAAAATTAACAGATTTAGGACCAGAAGAAGCAGCTGGCGAAGAAACTAATTTCAAAGATCCTAAATCTGATTTTGTGGAAACATTTAATTTTGGAGCAGGGCTGTCAATGCGCCCAATATTAATGATCTGCGGTTTGTCTGACATTATCTATGTTTATACAAGAACTTTTAATTTTAAGTAAGACGCAATACAAATTATTTATTTGAGAGATCTCCAGAATTTAAATACCAAAATCCTTGTAAAAAGGAATCTGCTAAATCATCTTTCTTTTTGTGTGATTGAAAAAAATTCTCCCAATGTGTTATTTTGGGAGTTGCATTTAATTGTTGCTGGGTAATTTGGATTCCCAATTTCTTTCGTTCATTATATGTTGTTTTTTGTCCTTGTGATAAAAATAGTTTTAACTTATTAGATGCTGAAATTTCCTTAATAACGGGAACAGATAATTCTATAAAATGTTGCATAACCATTCCTTGCAAAGTTTTCATACGATTGGCTAAAGGTCCTATTTGGTTTTCAACAATAACATGATCCAAAGAAATATCTTTAAGTAAAGTATTAAAGCATTTGCGCATGTTTCTCCCCAATGTAACTATATTAACATCGCTTGCCCTCGTTTGAATGATGGGGTCAAAATAATTATCATCTACATATTGACAAATTTCAGTAAAATATTCTTTCTTTTTCATTTTATGCTTTTCCTTTAATCCACATTGAATATATATTTTTTTTAAATCGAAGCATTTAGATTTTAATAGGGATGACTTATATAAATTTTTGGGCGGGATTTTAAAGTCCTTGTTTTTAGCATGTATTTTGCAATAGTGAGTATTTTTTTTTGTATAACGGGCTTTACGTGTACAGGGTTTTTTTTGAGAATTTTGTCCACAGCAATTATGTATTTTATCATTGCATAAGTTTATTACATCCCATTTTTCTATGCTATACTCATCTTTACTTTGGTAATTTAGTAGACAAAATGCCAAATGTTTTATCCCTACGTCAATGCTCAATATTCTCATATCTATGTTAATATGGAAATATTCTAATATTATTTTCTCTCATCGCTTAACAGATATTGTTGTTGGGTTAAAATAGGTGCGATTTGGCGACTTTCGAGAGCAAATCGTGATAAATATATGTTTTTAAGGTTAGATTGTTCATATCCATATGGTTGCCCTGCACTTGTGCATGATTTATACAGGTATTGCGATTTTGGTGTAAAGGGTATTTGGTTGTATTGTTCCCAGCATGCGCAGCAACCAGCGCAAGCACTTTTTTGGTTTTGCTTAATAATGTTATCAGCATTTTGGGTTAAATATCTGCGATATTCGTAATTGCTTTTGATTCCACTATTTTTTTGAATGTCTTCATTTACTTTGCAAGCAGGAATCCATGTTGCAAAGTTACGCCCATCGCTCATTAACGGTGGAGAATCAAAATGAATATTATTAGAAGCTCCGTAGCATGTGCCCCAGCTCATTTATATTAATAGAATATAAAAAATTAATTGTCTAATATTGCATCCACTAAGCCTTGTTTTCTTAATTTATTATATCCCGTAATACCTTTTTTTGAGGCAATCTTTTTCAGTGCTGCAACTGTCATTTTTGCATAATCGGGCGTTTCCTCAACGACATGGGGAGGTTCTGGGGCTTCTTCATCAGCCGCCGTTTGAACATGACCCTCTGCCTCCTCTTCCTCCTCCTCCTCCAAAGAACTAACATCGTCGAGATCCATTTTTTCTGCTAAATTAATGGCGGGAGTGTCCGCAGGTTCCAGCATAACTGATATTTGCTTTAAATTTTGTCCCATTTGTATATTATGTGGTGGAGGCGCAGAAGTTTCGACATTACCTGATTCACTTGAAGTTTCATCACCGCTGTCATCATCAGAAGTTTCCCCATCGCTGGTTTCGTCGTCAGAAACGTCAATTAAATTCTCAGAAGCAGGCGATTGCCCGGGGTGAACGCCCACTGCAGGGATATGTTGCATCATTCTGTTGACCATCTGCGGCATATGTTGCGGTGGCATTTGTTGCATCTTTACATGTTCTTGAACCATTTGAAATATGGTGTTAACCTTATGTTCCATATTCTTAAAGCGATGCCTAAAGTATACAAAGAGAGTAGCGCTTGTTAGAATTGTAATTCCTAAACTGAGAAATAATTCACGGTTCATATTTTATAACTTACAGACATTAATTTTAAATAGAAATAAACGAACAATGATTATAGTGCTTGTATTGTTTTTTCAGTCATCATTAAGATTTCGTCGGGATATTCAAGCTTTCTCAATACACAAATACCTCCTTTAATTTTGGATATACCTTCCGCAACTTTATATGTATGTTTTGATATATTATCAAGAATGGTTGTTTTCATTTGAATATTTTTAATATTTGATTTCTTTTCCAGTATTTCGCATAATTGTATAAAATGGGTGGTTAGTAAAAATGTCACATTCTTCTTGCTCGAAATATAATCCAAATAAGCATTGGCACTACCCACTGCTTCATAATGATTGGTTCCCGAATATAGCTCGTCAAAAATGCATAAGTGTTTTTTCTTAGGAAATTTCTCAATAAATGTCAAAATTTCTTTGCAACGCCGTGCTTCTGCTTGAAATAAACTATCGCGGGCGCTTGTATCTGGTATATTTAGGTAGCAATGGAAATATTCATATGGATTTATATGAGCTTTATCATAAAATCCCTTCCCCACCTGTTGTGAAAATAATATGTTCAATAATAATGATTTTAACAGTGTTGTCTTCCCAGATGCATTTGGTCCTGTGACAATTAGATTTTTTTTCATAGAAATACTATTTTTTACAGGGGCATTATCCATAAGAGGCGGATAAAAAGTATTTGTGAGAGAGCATCTCTTCTTTTTAAATTGTGCATTATTGATATGGACATTTTTGTGCAATCCGACAATAGTATCCCAATAACCATTAAACTCAAACGTATATTGGAATATATCGTCGATACGCTTATTGCTATGCATTAAGTAGAATTGCTTCATTAAAATACCTATATTTATAATTCCTTTTGTTGAGAGAACTGGTTTGAACTGCCAATTATCTCTTATTTCACATAACTCATCTCTATATGCTATCAAGTCCAATATAAATGAGTTGTAGCTGTCTAAATTCTTAGCTTTTGAAATCACTATGTTCATTTTCTCAATTGTATAATGAATATATTTACCAATTGTTGCAAAATATGCATCTATCTTTCTCGTATTAATGTAAAAATGGTAACAATCTATTATATTTTGATAAATATTGAATAGATACATGCCAAGTGAGATTAAGATATATGCCCGTTTGTCCCAAGATACAAAATTAAATTCAGTGAACAATCTACCAATGGAGTGGTTTTTAATTTGTTGCAATAATATCTCTTTGTAGGTATTCATTGTAATTGGGATCTTCATTATTTTCAATAGAAAAAAAGGGATGATAAGCATAACTATGGGGAGCAGTAAATTGAATAATGGAGAAACCAAATTATACAAACTCAAAATACTTAAAAAGGGAACATACTCATTGAGCCATTTTATTCTATCCCATTCCACATATTGATATTTTTCTAAAAAATTATCTTCATTTTTAATTTTATCCCATATATCCCACATTTCTTCTGTATTTTTTTTATCAATTGTTTCGTCGCCCAATGAATCGTAAAATTGTTGAGAATCCTTAAGAAATTGTTTATTTGAAGTATAATATCGACTCCATTTATCTAATATTTTTTCTCCCAAAGATGTTTTTGGGCAAAATAAATAATTATACATTCCTTTCCGTTCACCTTTTAATAATTCTAAATCTGTATATAAATTATTAAAAATTTTTTTTTTATATGGGCAATATTCGATAGGTAATTGAAAAGACATTATATAAAAAAAAAGAAATAAAGGTTATGGTATCAACGAATTAATTCTTTGTAATTTACCGGAAATTCCTTAATTTGGGTAGAATAAAATTGTTCAATCTCCTTGAGTTTCGGAACATCACGTCGTGTCACAAAGTTAATGCCTACACCTTTTCTCCCCCACCGCCCAGATCTCCCAATTCTATGGAGATAGGTGTGAACATTTTTTGGAACATCAAAATTAATAACAATGCTAACTTGTTGAATATCGATGCCACGCGCTAACAAGTCTGTTGCAATCAGCACACGACAACTACCATTTTTAAACGTTTGATAAATGGATCTCCGCTCTGATTCGTCTAAACTTCCGTGAAGTCGCTCGACCGGAAATTCATCATGTTTCATGGCTTCATAGAGGTCATCCACGCGGCGAATACTGTTACAGTATATTATAGCTTGTGATACAGACAGAGTTCCGAATAAATCCTTTAATGTGGTATATTTGTGTTCGTCATTGTCAAGATTAATATGAAATTGTTGAATACCCTGCAATGTCAACATTTCTTTTTGAATTAAAATCTTAACTGGTCTGCGTAGAAATTTGGCCGTTAAAGAATTCAACTCTGCCGGCATAGTTGCACTAAATAATCCAATTTGAATATCGTTATTCATAAATTGGAAAATCTTATAAATTTGATCCTTGAATCCGTGGGAAAGTAACTCGTCAGCCTCATCTAATATCATTAGACCTATATGTTTGGTACTCAAGTATTTCCGACGTATCATGTCATGCACACGTCCAGGACAGCCAATTATAATCTGGGGATGATTCATTTCTAATTTCTCACGGTCTTCCTCTGTTGAAGTTCCACCAACCAATAATTGATGGGACATGTCCATTTGGTTTCCAAGATTTGAAACTACCTTAAAAATCTGGCGCGCCAATTCTCTTGTGTGGGCTAATACTAAAATTTGCGGCTCATGAAGCTTTTCATCCAATACCTGCAAAGATCCTACTACAAAAGCACCCGTTTTCCCTGTTCCCGATTGTGCTTGCGCTATAACATCGCGCCGTTTAACTAAGGGAATAATCGCCTTTTTTTGTATAGGACTTGGATTTTCAAATCCATAAGAATAAATACCTCTCAACAAGTTGGTTTTTAAAGACAGGGTTTCTTCGTCATCCCAAGATTCAAATGCCATATCTTCTGCGTTCGTTTGTACGTCACAACTATTATTTTCACTGAATAAAGCCATGTTAGATTATATAGATTTGTATTTTTATATCCATTTAGAGATAATGATATAATATTACGTAATGGTAACCCTAGCTGATAGACAGTACACACTTGATGATTTTGAAAAGCTAACACTAAATTGTGATATACATATTTCTGTTGATATACAGAAAAAGATAGATTATTTGACTTCTAAAGTTGGGGCACCAACCTACAGTAAAACACCAAATTTTAAAAAGGGTCGCAGAAATCGTCCCAAGCCAAATTCTGATAATTGGGCAGTTATTCGAAATTTTAAAACAACGAAAATTACAAAGGAAACAGAGGGTATTGGAAAAATTATTGATGATATTATTTTATTGTTGAACAAAATTACAAAAAGTAATTACTCGGAAATGTCAAAAAAAATAATCCAAGTTATGAGAGATATAGATGAAGGCGACGAGGATAATTTATTAAAATTAGGCAGCGCTATATTCTTAATTGGAAGTTCCAATGGATTTTATAGCAAATTATATTCAAAGCTCTATAAAGATTTGATTGAAGAATTCCCCTTTATGAGTAATATTTGTATGAAAACGCTTTTTTCCTTTGGGAAATTATTTGAGAATATAGAATATATCCCAGCAGAGGAAGATTATGATAAGTTTTGCGCAATCAATAAAGATAATGAGAAAAGGCGCTCCCTATCTTGTTTTTTTGCAAATCTCATGTTATTGAATATAATAGAAAAAAGTAAAATATATGATTTGATAAATAATCTAATAGATAAGCAAAATCTATACTTTAATGATAAGAGTAAAAAAAAAATCATTGATGAGATTTCAGAAAATATATTTATACTTATAAAATTGGGAAAAGATCGTTTTATTGGCGAGAAAGAATGGTCCCCCATATATAATCATATAACTCTCATAGCAAATGCGTCAACAAATTTGTATCCAGCGTTATCTAATAAAACAATCTTTAAATTTATGGATATATCAGAAATGATTTAAAATATATATATTATATAAATTATATGCATTCTATACCATCCAAGACAGATAACACAAATATTTCTTTTTCTTTGACCGAGCCCGATAGGGACTCCACTTCCGATGTTACTTATGATGATCTATTGCGTGAAGTCGATCTCTTAGAGATGACTTGTATTCCAAATATGGACGACTATATGGCAAATGAAGTGAATTATTCTACAAATTATACAAGAAAAGAATTAGATCGAATTGCAGATTATTATGAAATATCAAAACGGAAAAAGAGGAAAGATGATATCGTTCAAGATATTGTGATATTTGAACAAGATCCGGAAAATATTGAACTGGTCTTTCGTCGTAAGAAATTATGGTCATATATTGCGGAAATAAAGGATGATAAATACTTAAGAAAATTTTTAATATTTAATTAAATATATGGTGTTATCTCGTTTAAATAACACAATAGACTATCCCGATATCCGTACAGTCGATGATGAGGACGTAGGTTTTAACTCAGCTCTCTACTCTATGAATGTTTATGATCTCGATATTATTATTGCTTTAGGTAATATAAGATACTCATTTGTAACTAAAGGGGTTTTATATGTTCCTGTGTATTTGGTTGTGAATGATCGCGTTGTTTCACAAATTGGCGTTTTTGAATGTTTAAATCGTGATTACACGAAATTATTAGATGAAGACAATGATATTGATCTTAATTTATTAGATTATCCTCTGCTGTACTTATTTGCGTCCAAAGAATATATTGCTGCTTTACAGGGTGAAGAGGAGGAGGAGGAGGAAGTTGTCATCGTGGGGGGTGATGAGGAAGGGGTGGAGATGGTAGAGGAAGAATTGATCGAAAAAACGGAAGATGAGCATAATCAAATGCCAAAAAATAATTGGGTTCAACAATTTCTCAATAATGGTCATTATGAAATTATTGATAATGAAGGTGGGGGAGATTGTCTTTTTGCAAGTATTCGTGATGCCTTTTCAGCCACAAGTACACCTCATTCCGTGGGCGAACAACGCGCGCTTCTCGCAGCTGCGGTGACACAAGATACATATGATAATTATACCACTATCTATAATGATCTATTAAAAGAATTAGAGAAGAATAAAAAGGAGAGAGGAATTATTAAAAAACAATTTTTGAAGGTGAAAAAATTACATAAAGAAAATCGTGCTGACAAAGAGAAAGCGGCGAAATATGCGAAAATGGGCACAGAATTACGAAAGAAACATCTCCAATTAACAAAAGAAGGTAAGAATACTGCCCGCATCGTAGAGGATGAATTTAAAATGATGAAAGGGTTGAATACACTTGATGATTTCAAAGAATTTATTAAAACGTGTGATTTTTGGGGAGATATGTGGGCTATTTCCACCCTTGAAAGAGCATTAAATATTAAGCTTATTATTCTTTCAAGCCAAAATTATCATCAGGGTGATTTGAAAAATGTCTTACAGTGTGGTCAATTAGCCGATAATATTTTGGAAAAGGATGGCACCTTCCGCCCTAAACACTATATTATTTTGGATTATATAGGCATTCATTATAAACTTATAACATACAAGGACAGGAAGATATTCACATTTAAAGAGTTACCATATGGACTGGTAAAGCTGATTGCGGCGACTTGTATGCAGGGTGATAGTGTTTTTAATAAAATTACCGCCTTTAAAAATTTCAAGGGCGACGATCTCCCAAAAGACGCGGATGCACCATTATATAATGACAGTACTGTTTTCATGTTCTATTCCAAATCGCAGAACAAACCTCCGGGAAAAGGAGCGGGCGAAAAAATAGCCCCTGAAGATGTGGACAAGTTTTCCAAACTTTCTGCTATTAGGGATTGGCGTAAAGTATTATCCAATTTCTATATAGACCCCTTTGAAAAAGACGGCAAGACATGGAATACAGTGGAGCATTTATATCAGGGGAGTAAATTCAAAGAGGGTAATCCAGAATTTTATGAACAATTTAGTTTAGGATCAGGATCTGTTTTCGCAGAAAATCCTGTTTTAGCCAAAGCAGCAGGGGGGAAAACTGGGACGGCAAAATTACCTGGTGAATCAAAAAGAACACGCCTACGCCCAAAAACAGTTACCGCAGATGATACCTTCTGGGCGCAAAAAAATGATATTATGAAAAATGCATTAGAGGCTAAATTTACACAAAATAAGCTGCCAAGGAGGGTCCTTAAAGATACACAAGACGCTAAATTAACACATTACTTAGGTAGAGGACAAGGGGTGGAAACTTGGGATCATCTAATGCAACTTAGAAAAGATATCTAAAACTATATGTATATAACATATAATGCATTTCTCACAAAATTCCAGAGAGTTTATGAATTTTTTTTTGAATGATGTAGATAAATATTTAAAAAAACATAATCCACGGCAACAACGTCACCAAGATATTATTATTAAAAAGTTATATACAGATTTGTATAATTCAGATACTTTTGTAAGCTTATTAATGAAACAGCATCGATTTAAGAAGCAAAAGAAGCTGATAAGTGAACGTGTAAAAGTTCCGTCGCCATCTTTATTGACAAGCAATTATGTTCCTACCGTAATAAAGCAATATATAGAGAAAAATTCGAAAGCATATCTTCATTATTCGTGTAGAATGTTCAATCGATCTATTAGTATTTATATCATTGTATTCCATGCAATAACTATCAGTGCTACGTTGCACTATGATAAAATGGTACAGCAAATGTTGATGTGGCTGCGCGTTGCCTTTCTCTATTCATCCCAGTATTGTGGTAAAAATATTAAGATTTATTTGTATTATACTCCATTCAAAAAAAAAATTCCGTCGGCATTAATGGATATATTTGGGGCGGAACATTGTAATTCAGCCGTGACTACAAGTTGTGCTTTGGATGGGGTGATAGTTATATATAGAAAAGAGGAATGGTTTAAAGTATTCATCCATGAAAGTTTTCATTCTTTAGGCTTGGATTTTTCAACTTTTTCTTGTCACAAGTTGAATGCAAAATTATTAAAATTATTTCCTATAAAGAGTGAAATGAATGCTTTTGAGGCGTATAGTGAGTTTTGGGCAACGATCATTAATTGTTTATTCTGTGCTTATAACTTATTGGATAATAAATTAAATGACAAAGATTTCTTATTATATGCCGATTTTTGTATTCAATTCGAGCGTATTTTTGCTCTATTCCAGATGGTGAAGATTTTAAATTTCATGGGCATAACATATCAACACTTATTTGAAAAAAATGAAATTAGTGATGTTGCAAGACGTTATTTGTATAAAGAGGAAACAAATGTATTTTCATACTACATAGTTAAATGCATATTATTGTACAATTACGATGCTTTTCTGAAATGGTGTGAAAAAAATAATATAAATACGCTGCGTTTTGATAAATATGATAATAATTTGAATAAATTTTATTCATTTATTGAATCACATTACAATAACCCTTTATTTTTAGCAGACTATAAAAAAATGCGTCGATTTGTTGTAAAGAATAAATCAAATAAACAAATGGCTCAACTTTTTAATACTACACGTATGACAATTTGTGAATTAGATTAATTTCTCATGGTATTATATAATGGCAAAGAAAGGTCGGAAACGCAAATCGCGTTCGCGGGATCGCCGCAAAACGGATAGTGGTGGATCTGTTATGGAAAAGGTTGAGTCCCCTTTTAAATGGACTTGGCGTCATGACCAGCTTCCCAATTACTTGGTGGGAAAAGTGACTGGCAAAGGACCAGGATTAAAGGATTCCGTGAAGGAGACATTTACCTGGAGGGGCATCCACAATAAAGGTGGTCGTCGTCGCAGAAAACGGCGCACTCGTAGACGTCGCCGCAAAAAACGTCGTACTCGTAAACGTTGCCGCAGGAAATGCTGTACACGCAAACGACGTCGCTAATAAATTGATTTAAAATAAAATGTATTTACTATTTTAAATCAAAAATGGGTATTCCCAGCCTTAATTATTATATACGCAAATTTTGTCCCAATTCTGTGAAAGATATTCATCTTGAAGAGTTTTCAGGGAAAACCATTGTAGTCGACACCTCTATCTATCTATATAGATTCAAAGGCAATGGCACTATTATTGAAAATATGTATGTTATGTGTAGATTATTTAAAACATATGATATAACACCCATCTTTGTTTTTGATGGAGCCCCCCCGTGTGAAAAATACGAAACAATCAAGCAGAGGATACTCAAGAAAAAGGAGGCAGAAGAAGAATATAATATAATGAAACAGAATTTGGAAAATAGATTAACGAAGCAGCAACGAAATACTATTATAGATAAAATGAAGATTCTGGAAAAACAATTTATAAGAGTAAAAGGTTATGAAATTAGGCAAGTTAAAAAGCTTTTGAAAGCTTCTGGCATCAATTATATAATAGCTGAAGGGGAGGCAGACATGGTATGCGCGAAGATGGTCATCGACGGCAAGGCGGACGCATGTTTAAGTGATGATATGGATCTATTTGTATATGGGTGTCCAGTGGTACTTAGACAATTAGACTTGAAAAAATATAGGGTATTATCCTATAATTTGGCAAATATTCTTAAACAATTTGATATATCTTTATATAACTTTAAACATCTATGCATTTTGACAGGAACAGATTACTCACACGGAAATAGTAGAAAAAAATTTGGATATTATTATACACTCTATAAAAGATTTACAAGTCTTGAAGACACTAATTTTATCGCATGGCTCGCTCGTAATAATAATAATATAATACCTAATAAACTTGAAAAAACTGAAGCTTTATTCGATACAAATAGTATTCAAATCCCTCAATGGGTTATAAATGATAATGTTGATGGGGGCATTTTGCAGAGTATTCTTGAAGAAGATAATTTTATCTTCCCACCTAAATGATAACACATTAATATAAAATATAATTTTTTATTTTACATTAATAAACTTTAGGAGCTCTTCGTAGCTGCCTTCGCCGAAGCCTTCGCGAAATGCGGACTCATATAACGCTGGAGATTAAAATAGGTAAGCTCATCGCTCTTCTGAAGCTTGAGGAGCTTGCGAAGCTTGGTATCCGCGAGAATGCGGCGACCGTTCTTCGGATCCTGAAGGTTATGGGCACGGATGTAAGCGTTAATCTCGCGAGTCACCTGAGTGCGCGCCATCTCAGTTCCCCAATCCTTCCCAAGGAAAGCAGCGAGCTCCTTGCTGATGCGAGTCGGCTTCACAAAGCCGCTGGGAGCACGGGTCCCAGACTTGGTTGAACGCTTCTTGCCCGCCTTCTGGGCGGCGCGAAGTTCGCGGTCGGCACGCTTTGCCAGTGTGCGAACCTGCCCCGTAATGTTCGTGAGCTGACTACGAAGGCTGGTCAGCTGCCCGAGAACATGAACAAATGCTTCAGCAAGCGTGGAATCATCCTTCGTGACCGCCTTCTTCACCACCTTCTTGGCGGGTGCAGCGGGCGGGGCGGCGGGAGCGGCAGCCGCCTTGGTAGTTTTCTTCGCCTTAGTGGCGCGCGGTTTGCGAGCGGGTTTCTTAGCTTTTGAGACCATTATACCATTCAGTATGAATATTCTTTTAAGTATTTTTTATGAAAATATAATTAATAATGGGCGGCGGAGTTATAAAGCTCTGGTCGTGCTTCAGCGGCGTCGGGACTCACAAGAGTCAGGGCAGTCAAAATATACAACGCACCCAATATCTTTGAGTCGCGATCCACACCTTTCGTTACCAATTTTTCCATTACTTTTAGTATATTATATTTTAATGTAGTAAGAGATAAATTTGTCTGCAATTGTGTTATATTAAATCCTATAAATGGATTTCCGTAGGGTGGACAAATATTCTTTTTAATCGTTAATGATAAATTAGCTCGATATACCCATATATCCATTAATTCACGCATAAACTTTATCAAATATAAGCGATTCAAGGACAAAAACCATAAGGAATTACTATGATTCCCTAAATTATCAATTTTTTGAAAAACTGAGATCCCAAAAAGCTCCATCTGTTTTTCCTCCGACAGACCCTTATATGTATCCTCAATAACAGTATTAATATTATCTCCAAACATTTTTGAAAGCTTCAAAATACGTTTAATCTTATTTCTAAAATTCTTCGAAAATTCTTCTCGAGTATAAGGATTGGTAGCACCCACATTTTTATGAACGAATAAATTGTGCAGTGAACACAAATCGAAACCAAATATATGCCCATCTTTATCCTTGTGGGTTACAAATTGCGCCCGTGGGATCATGTTTAGTTTATCTAATGTAATGAAGTCTGTTTCATTTACACACTTTTTTGGCTCCCAAAATGCGGGTCCGCGGAGTTTATAATAATCCCGGCAAAGATGCCCACGAAATATCCTTTGAATCGTAAGAGCGTATTTTGAATATTTTAAGAAATTATAAAGCAAAAACATTAAATGAGGCTTATTGCCTGTTCGTTTTTGTTTGTAAAAGCGTGCTATTTCACGGAGTTGTCGACAGTTAAAATTAATATGGAGAAATTTTTCGTGCTCTCCATATTCAGGTATAACAAACTCTTCTTTTGATACCTTCATCCGCCTTTTTTTATGGGGAGGCAAGATCTCATATATATTTTCTCTTAAAAAACGCACAGGGGTAATTTTCTTATTCATGTATATATAACATCAATATTAATTGTTTAATTCTTTTTTCTTTAAGTTTGGGTGCATTTACCGTCTTACGTTTTGTAAAAAAATTGATCTAAAGATAGTACATAATTATAAACTATATCATGTCTACTACTCAAGCACTCATCACGAAAACCAAGGACTTCAAGCCCTCCAACCTTACATATGGCAAGCCGCGGCTTGGTGGTAAGGGGGGCAAGACTATCCCTGTTCTAATGAATGGTAATAAGCTCGTTCTTCAGTTCCCCCTCATTATGACGTGGGGCGTTAATGAATGGGATTCCGATGATTCGGATCGTAAGAAGTATGATCTGAATCTGCAATTCGGCGAGCGTTCCAAGGATGCGGCTACCTCCGAGGGATATTTTTATGAATCCCTTAAGGGATTTCAGGAGAAGGTGCTTTCTGATGCTGTTTCTAACTCGCGGGAGTGGTTTGGTAAGTCGAAGATGAGCAAGGAGGTTGCTGAAGCTCTTATGTATCCTATTCTTAAGCATCCTAAGAACAAGGCAACGGGAGAACCTGATCTGTCCCGCTTCCCGACGATTAAGCTGAAGATTCCTTGTTGGGACGACGTATTTAAGGTGGAACTCTACGATATGAACAAGAAGCCACTCTTTACCCCTAAGATGGAGAACCCTGTGGGAATGCCTCAGGAGCTTGTTCAGGGTCGCGCACACCTGAAGGGTCTTATGGAGTGCACTGGCGTGTGGCACGCTGGTGGGAAGTTTGGAGTTACGTTTAAGCTTCTTCAGGCGCAAGTGCGTCCGCCCGTCCGCATTCAGGGTTTCTGTATTATGGATGACTCCGATGACGAAGATGTCGAAGATGCAGTGGCGGCAGAGGAGGCACAGGATCCCGCCTTCGCGGCAGCTCCGGCATTCTCGTCTGATGAGGAGCCAGAGCCAAAGCCGAAGAAGACTGTAAAGAAGAAGGTTAAGAAGAAGGTGGTTCGCAAGAAGACGTAACCATGTGTATTAAACTTAAATTTACCTCAACATATATATTTCCACGTTTTTTAATGTTATATATATTATCATCATTCACACACGCTATCCCGCGCCCATAAAATATATACAGTTGGGTAGGGACAATTTTTAACTCACGAGCAGGAATTTCAAAAACTTTTCCACCAAGCTCGAAAGTCAACTTTCCTGCATGTAATACCTTTCCGATTTCTTCATGATGAACATAATATAAATTATTTTCATTGTCCATGGTAACACCCTTTTTTAACTCAGGTGTGCATTGAACAATTATATCCTTTCCAGAGGCATCATAACATAATTCATTATGCCAAAGGGGGATATAGAAAATCCTTTTATCTATTTCCAATTTATAAATTGTATCATTTATCATATCTTCCAAACGTGGATTCAAAATGAAGATATTATCCTTTGTCATTTTCTTTTCTATGGTGGCTTTCATATTTACCAGTATTTCATCAGTGACGGAAAATATATCCTTATGCGTACTTAAAAAATCATACACCTCGAGCGCACGTTCCTTATTTAAGTTCTCAAATACTTTTAACGGGATGTCTTTGTAATTGAGAAGAATGGATTGCAAAGTTGTATTGATAAATATATTTTCCCACTTATTTTCTGATTGCATAAATTTAAGACATTTCTTAATCAAATCTTGAAAATTTTTGGGACATTTATCTTTATTAAGATTCTTTTTGTCACTTAAAAATGCATACGCCGCCCCTACGTTTTTAAATTTTTCGTCCGCTCCTTCCTTTTTATTTTTATCTGGATGATATAATAACGCCTTCTTATAATAAGCTTTCTTCAAGGTACGCTCATCAAACTCAGTTGGCAATTCTAATAATTCAATTGCTTCATCAAAATCCATTTATCGTCTTACATAAATAAATAATAAAATTCTCTAAATGGTAAATGGGACGATAATTATTATTGAAATACTTAAAAAAAGGATACAGTTTTATAAGAACCAAAAATAATTCATCCTCTGTTAATTGCTTGGATTTTATACACTGGGATAAGATATACCATATGCTTTCTGGTAAATTTATATGATATATGAACAATTCATAAAGCGTCTCCCGCAATATAAGAAAATCAAGATTTTGATAATCATTAATTATTGTAATAATCTTATCACAAATATATTTATGCATCGCATTTAAATCATCCATTTTTAAAGCCACATTTTTAATATTTTGAATGGTGGATAATTTAGTATTTTGTATCGTCCTACCTATACATTTTTCATAAGCGGACTTTGAAGGTCGACGCATTGGTAAAATTAATGATCTATTAATAATATTAAAAGGTATAAATCCAGTATGCTCGGTAATTAATATATATATTAATTTTACATTAATATGAGATAACGACTGCATATAACTATAAAATACATCAAGTAACTCGCTGTGAATTTCATGGAAATTCTTACAAATAATAATACCGGTGGAGTTAGGACGCGTGGAAACAATATCTAAGATATGCGTATAAATACTATACCATAGCACCTTCGCATTACATCCTAAGAGTGAAAAATCCACTTCAAAATGAATATCGCTAATTTTTATATTATAAGAATTTTTTCCATATCTAATATTCAGTTTGCGTTCATACTTGAGATTTGTGGCGCTATATTTACGTACACCATACAGCGCTTGACTATACTTTCCAATACCTGAAGGACCATATAAAATAATATTTTGCAAGTCATTTATATCATTCGGAAACGACTTCTTCAATTGTGGATGTAAATTATATTTATCTACACTTTTAATGTAATCCTCACAATGTGTATCCAAAAATTTCATTACTATCTAAATTCCCTTATCTTTATTTAAATAAATTCATAATTATAATAATAATAATTATGGATACAAAATATAACCAAATCATAACAGGACTAAATACAAATTATACTAAATCACCAGACCTCATAAAATTATGGCAAGTATATTTGCAAATTAAAAAACAACGTTTCTTAGCCGATTTATATAAATGTGAGCAAATGCTACAGCAAATTAACAATGTTAATCCGATAAATATGGAATCACTGCTTACACTATATATCATTCGAGAATGCGGATTAGCATAAATCTATTGCCGAGTAATTACTTAAACCTTATCGTATTTAATTAATTAACGATGTTTTTGGCTATTCGCCCATCACAATTTAATATGCATCATATTATGCTCTCAGAAAAAACAAAAAATAATGTAATGGAAGGAGGAGATTTTTTTAGATTATATTATTCTGACCATGACTCAAACTCTAATGGATTATTCATCTTTTTTCAATTTAAAGATGTTTGCATAGAAAAATACTTTAATAAAATTAAATGCATTTTTGAAGAAAATATTAATAGAGAAATTATTCAACAACTAAAGCAAATAGAAAAAAAAATTATTAAATATGCCTGCAACCAACGGGACGCAGTCTTCCGCATTGAAGAGCAACTAAATCACAATTTTATAAAAATTTTCACGGATAATAATATTGAATATGGAAAAAATAGAACTCTAAATATCGTATTAAAAATTTCTGGTATTTGGAACAATTACAATTCCTGTGGACTCACCTTTCGCTTCTATATTGTCAACCGTCTGTCAAATATCGCGTAATTACTGTATATAGTAATCCTATAAATAAACATCCCAATGTACCTAAAGCAAGAAATGCAGGAATTAAAGCATCCTCCATCGTTTTTAGCAGACGCGAAGGATGTTCACCCTCTCTCATAACTTTACCTACATATACATGAAGGGCAAGCATTTCTGTAATAAATATTATAAAGGCAGCACGATTATAGGTTGTTAAAATGGGTGGCAAATTTCCAGAAGCATCCTTATCTTCCATAGCATTACCATGCTTATTGAATATTAAAAATAAAATGGCTGCCTGCGCCATTACAAATAGGGGCGGAGTAATATGTGTTGCAATTAATATTACTAATTTAAGCATATTCTTACCCTTACCCCGATATTCCCATGAAATACTTTCCTGTATCAAAAATGTATATAAAAGACCTGTTAAAAAAAATAACCCATATGCAGTTTTTTGAGCGCCAGGAAACGGTACAAAAAATATAAACACACCAATCAACGAAATCATCCAACCTATTTTTACTGAAAAGTTAGCCGCTTTTGTCATATATAGTATTTATTTATTTTATAATTCACACCCACATCCTAAATAACTAAATAATATTGTTTAGGGAGTATCATAGCAAAATAAAATCTCCTTTTTTTATATTATGAGTCGCTTTGTTCTCAATCAAACACATCCTCTTATACCAAGGTCTCAAAATTACGTCCTCGAGAGAAAAATTATCAGCATTCACTCCAATGACCGCGATATTTCTAAATGGCCAAAAGCTCATCACTTCGAAATAGATCTGCCAGAAGATATTACCAACGTACAATCAATGCGTCTTGTAGAAATAACATTACCTAATAATCATTACGTATTCACAAACGCTTACCAAAATACTAAGCTTTCATTCGATATATCGGGTGTAGGGTCCAGCACGCTGGCGAAATCGGGACCGTACATAATTACGATTTCAGAAGGAAGTTACACTCCCGATCAACTCGCCCAAGAAATTGCTACAAAAATGAATCAAGCTGTTAGTAATAATATATCACAATTCTGGAATGACATTGTTTGCACTTATAATTCTGTCACAAATACTTTTTGGTTTGGAGTGAAAGGTAAATCCCATCCGACCAAAAAGTATTTTCACTTGCTCTTTGGTCAAAAAATACATTATGATAATATACCCTGCGATCAACCAGTGGTCTGGGATCATTATTCAAAATGGGGGCTCCCCGCATATCTGGGTTATTGCAAGCAAACATATGTAGCAACCCACCGAGACGCAAGCGGAGAGTACCTTGATGCAAGCGGAGGTATGATATTCGCATACGAAACAGAGCCTTGGATTCTCCCCGCGCACCCAACGCAGACGGTTTTAGTTGTAGACATATCTGGTGGAACCGACGCATCGGGGGGCAATTGCTGTCAACTGGACATAGATGGTGAGAGAGCAATCTATATGGAAATAGAAAAATACAACTCAATGGATGAACTTACACCATGGTCAAAAAATACAATGGGAATGTTCAACAATGATTATTCAGGAAAAGTTAATAGTGCATTCGCTAAAATCCCTGTAGGGTTATCAAAGGCTTTCACTCTATACGGGGATAACAAGAATTTTTATCTAATGAATTCCACTACCTTTTCGCCCCCCATTGATCGTATTAAACGCTTGCGCTTTACCTTCCGCTTTCATGATGGGCGCCTCGTTGAATTTAACTGTATACCCTTCAACTTTTCTCTCGAAATAAATATGTTGAGAGACGAACAATTGCGACGAATGAACGTACGTATACCCGCCTCCTTCGTATAAGATATATTCTACACCTGATATATCTCTTTCACCCATGCCAATAAATCATCTTTAGGACATTGGATAGGATTTAAATCGCATCCCTTCATCTTTAAAAACTTGGGTTTCTTCATCGCATCAGTTTTATAAAATAGATACGGACCCCACTTACCCTTTCGCACCGAAAGATCCTCTCTCAACATTCTCAACACATTAGGGTTCCCAGATCTCTCCCCCGAGAGAACAGGGGTGACATCCGCCAACTCTACTCTCTCCATCTTCTTCTTCAGATGTTTCACAGAATAATTCTTACCATTGCATGAAACATATAATCCATATTTTCCCTTCTTCAACATTACCTTACCACCCTTGTATTCACCTAATTCTCGACCAAAAGACTTGTTCTCGGTAATTTCCTCTAAACGATACCCCCCTTCTCTCAATTTTGTCAGATCAATACCCTTTTTCACCGAGAGAAAGCTGGTTTCCCCCTCCTTATCACATCTAATGACTGGTCCATATTTACCTATAATATAGGTATGATATTGATCAATCTTCATACTCTCTCGGTGATCCTTCGCAATCTTCTCCGAGAGAAGGTTGATACCACTATGACATTCCAGACACAGCGTATGCCACACCTTATCGCCCTTCGCAATGCGATCTAAACTCGATTCCATCCTCTTGGTATATTCATATTTAAACAAAGGACCAAAACTCTTCAATAGAAATTCCAACACCAATACACCTGTCGGCTGAATCACCAACTTATTTCTCTCGCCGCCAAATGTTCTCTCAGTTATTATCTCCTCCAATTCATCTCCCTTTAATTCAAAGTCCACACATTTAATAGCTCGACCCGGTATATCCTCCTTGAGCACATATTGGCGATCCTGAATTTTTGAAATCAAACTTGAAAAGGTAGAGGGGCGACCAATACCCTTATCTTCTAAAGACTTCACGAGGCGTGCCTCCGTATAATGTGTCTTCAAATCTTTCAACTTTAGGTGAGCGAAAATTCTTTCGTACGAGAGAAGGCTCTTGTCCTTCAAGCCAAGTAAATAATTATATTCGGGATTCTTCTTCAGATATCCCTTCACAATCTTCCATCCCGGGAATTTTACCAATTCACTTGTGTATCCATATTTTCTCTCGTCAGGGGCAGTAATTTTAGCACGTAGAGAGAAATATATCGCCGGCTCCATGCAGCTTTCTACCGTATTTTCCCAGATCAACTTATATAATTGTTTCCCCCCACTTACATTGCAGGAAGCCAACTTCTTGCGACTAACCTGTGTAGGGCGGATTGCTTCATGGGCTTCCTGTGCATTAGCTTTACCTTTACGGAGAGAAAGTGAATGCACCCCCTTCAATACATAGTCTTTCCCGTAATTATCACCAATATATCCAACTGCACTCTTAATAAAATCTGAACTATATGTTCGACTATCTGTTCGCATATACGTAATAAAACCTCCTTCATATAATTTTTGTGCTACCGACATGGTCCGCTTTGGAGAGAAATGAAGCTCATTGCTCGCCTTTTGCTGCAATGCGCTCGTTGTAAAAGGGCGCGGCTGTTTCTTAACTACTGTTTTAGACGTCGCCAATTGATATCTGTGATCAAAATTCACACTGGTCTCTAGAAACTCCTCCATTTTCTCTCGATCATCATAATTATGATTCAGTGTAAACTCCAATTTCTTATCTGTGAACACGCCCACCGTATCATACTTCTTCGTCCCAGGTGATTTATTGATTGCCTGCTGATTATCATAAATCAAACGGAGCGCGGGGGTCTGACAACGACCTGCCGAGAGAACAGATTTAGCTGTATGACTCACATGTTTCCACAGTAAAGGGGATAACCTGAAGCCAACAATTAAATCCAAAATTTGTCGTGCTTGCTGGGCATTTACCTTATCCATATCTAACGTAGTAGGATTTGTAATCGCGCGTGTAATACCCTTTTTGGTAATCTCGTGAAAAATAATGCGCGGAGTCGTTGAAATAGGTAAATTAAATACTTGGCAAATATGCCAAGCAATAGCTTCACCCTCCCGATCATCATCCGTCGCCAAGATCACCTCTGTCGCCTTCTGGATCTCTCGACGCAATCTTGTTATATATTTCATTTTATTGGGCAGCAAACGAAACGATGGAGAGAAATTA